AACCGGTCCAACCAATGATGACTAAATCATCTTTTTTTATTTGATTGGCAACTTTACAAAAAGATTCAAAAATGGAATTATTACACCAACCACCAACACCGTAATTTTTTAAATCGAAACCCAATTTTTCAGATAATATCTCGCCATAAACTTTTGGGACGTACCCTTTCCATTTATGATAATGATAACGGAAATTGGTTTTGGCATTTTCACCACTAACGACATAACTTTCAGTGAAACTATCACCGAATGTCCATAGTGTGTTCATATTAAAAATTTTGAGGGTTTAGTAAACGTTGTTTATTATCCCTTTCATCTTGTTTTGAATATCTTTCTTTGTGGGCAATTATTCTATGGAAATCTTTATAAGCCTCAGGATGATAATTTTTTAAATGGTCGATACCATACTCGTACTCAAATAAAATCTCCTCGTATCTTCTTTCTTTAAAATCAAAACCGTCCTCCAACATCGAGATGTCTTCCAATAGTGATTCACGCTCATTTTTTAATGAATCAATTACCATCTGTAATGAGTCTTGTTTACATACAATACCGTTATGTGCCAAAGGAGCGTTTCGTTCGTTAAAGTCTTTAGTTAGACCCCACGATAATAAAACTGCGATGGCAACGAAAGATATCATTAATATATTGTTTCTATTTTCCATAATAAGGGTTTTTTTGTGTTTGTAATCCGATTGTTAATTTTAACCATTGAAAATATAATCCCCAACCTGGTGAAAACGTATCGTCATCAAAAAATTGTTGTGGGTTATAAAAAAATACAAAGGTTGGTAATATAAACCATTCTCTTCTACCCCATCTAACAAAGTAGTCGGTATATCTTTTTGGTTCTTTATTCGTCGTCGTAGTCTCCATTTGTTCTTCTCATCAATCTATCAACCTCATCTTCCTTTTCTTTAAGTTCAACGATTCTAATGTAATAATTTTTTTTATTTGCATCTGGTTGATTAGCCTTTACATTTTTATCGAACCATTTACTAAACCAAGTTCCTTTATAGACAAGTACCTGACATCTTTCATCAAATTCATTAGCATCATCTTGACTTAACAAGTCCTCATCAACTAACTTTGATAATATGAGTTCTTTTACCTTTTGGTAATTATTCATATCTTGTTCCAACTCCAATAATTGTGAATCCATCTTATTTCTTTTTAAAGTAGTCTAATATAATGTTGAATGACCCGAGGCTAATAGCCCCGAATCCAAAATACTTATCAAGTTGTGGGTCACCACCGCTACCATACTTCTCAACCAATATCCCCGTGATTATCATCATCACGTAGATTATCTGTTTCAATGTTATTTTCATTTTCTTTTAATTTTGATAAACACTTATATAAACAGTGTACCTCCTCCATAGAGTATAAGCTGTTATTTAACCCATATCTAAACGCAACCTCAATTATCTTAATTGCATGTTCGTTATCCAACGAATCGACAAACTCATCAAATTGTTTTTGATTGTCAAATTCAATTAAACCTCCAAATATATTTTCCATATTTAAAATATATTAAATTATTTTGAGAAAATCAAATAATTATTAGTATGTCAGTTCATATTAATAACAAAACATTCTCAGCCGAGTATCTTTCAGAACCTAACGACATTCGTCAGGGTATGATGGGTAGAGACTCATTAGAGGGATGTATGGTGTTTAAAATGGGGAAAGGTCATCATTCATTTTGGATGAAAGATTGTATCATTCCCCTTGACATTGTCTTTGTCCTTAATAACCGAATCAACCGCATCCATCCAAACTGTGAACCCGCTTCAGGTAGAATCAATCCACCACGTTACACCGGTATAGGTGACCATGTGATTGAATTTCCCGCAGGTGCAACCGAAGGATGGAAAGTCGGCGATAGGGTTGCTATGTATTTGGGAACTCCTCAGAACCCTGTTCGATAGTTACTTCTTCCGAGTACGGTTCGATATTTGAGAAATCATATTTTACTTTTGGCTTAGTCTTTTGGAATACCCAAAAATATGAATGGTACTTACGAGCGTGTTCTTGTTTAGTCCATTTAGTTCCGAAACTATTTATACGTAAATTGGCCACCAATACAAAAAGGTCTTTAGGATAGAAACCTAACTCCATGGCCATATTCATCACCATTGAGTGTGTAAAGTGATTACGTCCACCTGACACGGTGTCTTGACACTTGAATACCACATAACCGTTCTTCTCCGTGATTCTATATAATTCTTTTAGAGTGTTGTAGTAATTTCTCATTAAGTGACCATAAGTTTGGTAACCCTCATAACGTTTTGCGATTATTGAGCTACCCTCCACATTATCACGATACGATTTACCTGCAATAACAAATGGCGGGTCGTACATTACACTCTTCATTGAGCCGTCCTCAAACGGTAAATTCTCTGAACTCGCTTCAATGATAGTATCGTTTTTAGGAAATAAATCCGATTTTAATTTGGGTGGTGGTAAGTTTTTCCAAAAATTACCTGTAGAATACGTACAGTCGAGGTCAAATTGTTCGATTCCGTACAATTCCATGATGCTTTTGATGACATCATCATTAGTGTTGTAGACACTTTTAATCGGTTTAAAGTCTTTTTCCATTGATTTTGTGATATTATTTTCGTATACTTTTAACAAATATAGATAATAAAAACAATAAACAAAAATATTTATAAAAAAAACTACAATACTATGGGATGTGGAATCTATAAGATAGTTAATTTATTGGATAATAAAGTCTATATAGGTAGCTCAATCAGCATAGAAAAACGTGAATATAAACATTTTTGGATGTTAAATAGAGGTACTCACGATAATAATCACTTACAAAATTCATTCAATAGGGACGGTAAAGACAATTTCAAGTTTACCATTGTTGAAGAATGTGATGTAAATAAATTAATTGAACGTGAGAATTACTTTATTAATGAATATGAATCTAATAACTCTAATTATGGTTACAATTTAGCTAAAGTTAATGATTTTAGACGAAACACATTTAATGATGAGGTAAAAGTTAAAATATCGAAACATTACTTGACTAAGAATGGTAATTTTACTATTTTTTCATTAACTAATATTATCACCGAAGAAGTGCATATTTTTGACAGTTTGGTCGACGGGGCTAATTATCTTATTGATAATGGTTTTGCCAAAGGTAATCCAAGAAATGTTAGAATTAAACTTTCAAGTTCATTAAGAGGTGTGGTGGTTAATAATGGTAAAAAGAATAACGGGTCAATAAGAAAAACTTGTTATAAACATAATTTTAAAATAATAAACTAACTTAAACAATAAAATCATGGGAGGATGTGGCTGTAAAAAAAACAACGCACAACCGGCACCTCAGCCGGCAACAATTAGAATAAATGAAGTACCAACACCGGCACCAACTTCGATACCGGGAGTACCTCAACAGTAAAAAGTATCGGGATAATCTCCCGATATATTTTTATCAAGAACTTATATAAATATATATAGATATGAAGAATGTAACTAAACTAACAAGTGTCAATGTACTTGAGGAAGTTTATAATAAGTTCAAAGTCAATGTCATTAATGAAGAGATTAATCTACAGAAATTAGTGAATAGGTCTTTGGATTTATATAACAGTGACGAATCATTTAAAAAGAAAATAAATGACCACGATAAACTAACCACATCAGGAACTAAATTTTAACATGAAGAAAAAGATATTATTATTGTCCGACGATATGAGAATGACTAGTGGTATTGCCACAATGTCAAAAGAATTCGTATTAGGGACTGTGGATAAGTTTGATTGGGTACAATTGGGTGCTGCGATTAAACATCCCGAGATTGGAAAGATTGTTGATTTAAACGACGATATAAGAAAGAGGACCGGTGTGAAAGATGCTAGTGTTAAAATTATCCCTAACAATGGTTATGGTGACATTGGGACACTGAGAAGTATCATAAAAGAAGAGAAGATTGATGCAATTCTTCACTTCACCGACCCACACTATTGGCAGTGGTTATATGATGCTGAACATGAAATCAGACAACATACACCAATCTTGTTCTATCACATTTGGGATAACTTACCTGACCCAATCTATAATAGAGATTACTACGAAAGTTGTGACTGGTTAGGTTGTATCTCTAAACAAACTTACGGTATTGTACATCGTGTTGGTAAAATGAATGATAGCTCAACCTACAAACCATTGGAAGATTGGCAAATTAGTTATGTACCTCATGGTATTAATCCTGATATGTTTAAACCCGTTGAAAGGGTTGGTGATGATGTTCATAATTTTATCCACGGTGATAAAAAATACGACTTTGTTCTATTCTATAACAATAGAAACATCCGTCGTAAACAACCGTCAGATGTGATGTTATCATATAAGTTGTTCTGTGATAGTTTACCAAAAGAGAAATCAAATAAGTGTTTGTTATTAATGCACACAACGGCAATCGATGAGAATGGTACGGATTTAATTACGGTGAAGAAACACCTTTGTCCTGACTATGATGTTAAGTTTACCAATTTAAAATTAGAACAGGATAAACTTAACGAATTCTACAATGCGGTTGATTGCACAATTAACATCGCAAACAACGAAGGGTTTGGTTTAACCACCGCCGAAAGTATCATGTCAGGTACACCTATCATTGTTAATGTTACCGGCGGTTTACAAGACCAATGTGGATTTATCCATACTGCCGATGATTATATTGAGATTGGTTCGTTACATAATAAAGAGAAACACGATTTTTCATTACACGGTGAGTGGGTTATCCCTGTTTGGTCAGCATCACAAAACTTAAATGGTTCAGTACCAACACCTTACATCTACGAAGATAGAATTAACTTGGGTGATGTGGCTTACGCCATTGGTCAAATGTATTCATTGGGCAGTAAGAAAAGAAAAGCCAATGGACAAAAAGGAAGAGAGTGGGCGATTAAAAACATCTCATCAAAAGTGATGTGCGATTCAATGGTTAAAGGTATTGAAACCACATTAGAAAATTTTACACCTAAACAAAGATTTAATTTATATAAGATAGTATGAGTAAACCAACATTATTATTTAGAGGGCCGGTTAAGACAAGAAGTGGATACGGAGCACATTCAAGAGACTTATTAGAGTCATTACATAAGATGGATTTGTTTGATATCAAGATAGATAGTTGTGGTTGGGGGAATACTCCAATGACCGCTTTAGATGAAAACAACCTATACCATCAATGGATTGAAAGTAACATAGCGTCTACATTAACATCGATACCTGACATTTATATTCAAGTGACTGTACCCAATGAGTTTAGAAGAATGGGTAAGTTTAATATTGGTATAACTGCCGGTATTGAAACGACCATGGCTCCAAAGGAATGGGTCGACGGTTGTAATAAAATGGATTTGATTATCGCAACCTCCACATTCTCGAGAGATGTATTGTTGTCAACGGTATACAATGAAAACGAAAAGAATACAGGTAAGTTGGTTAAACAACATAAGATAGAAAAACCTATTGAGGTCTTGTTCGAGGGAGTGGATACAAATATCTATAACGATAAACAAGACGATAATTTTAATTTGGACATCAAAGAGGACTTCGCGTTCTTGTTTGTTGGTCACTGGTTAAAAGGTGACACGGGTCAAGATAGAAAAGATGTGGGTATGTTAATCAAAACATTTGCAACTGCATTTAAAGATGCCGATGACAAACCCGCATTAGTATTAAAAACATCATCAGCGGGATTCTCGGTTAAAGAACGTGAGGTATTTGCTAAACGTATTAAAGACCTTGTTCAAGGTATTGAAAACCCACCATCTATTTATTTATTGTTTGGTGAACTTACTGATAATGAAATGAATAGTCTTTACAATCACCCTAAAATTAAGTCTATGGTTTCAATAACCAAAGGTGAAGGGTTTGGTAGACCTTTGTTAGAGTTTACGATGACGGGTAAACCAGTTATCGCATCCAATTGGTCGGGTCATAAAGACTTTTTACCTATGGATAAAGCTATCATGATTGGTGGTGCACTGACTGAGGTACATGATAGTGCGGTTGATTCATTTATCCTTAAAGGTTCTAAATGGTTTACCGCAAATTATAATGAGTTCATGTCTGTCATAAAATTAGTTAAAGAAGGTTATGATACTTTCTTAGAAAGGTCTGAAGCGTTAAAAGACATTAACAAAGAATCTTTTTCAATGGAGCAGATGACAGCGAAGTTTCAGGAAATACTTAAACCGCACACCACGGTACCCGAGAAAGTGAAAATGAACTTACCTAAACTAACCAAAATAAACTAACCATGAACGGATTTAAGTTTTTCAATAAGAGACCACAATTATTATTTGCGAATCATGCACTAAGATTACAACCACATCTTTTTGAAAATGTGGAGTATTGTTTTCAATTTGACGATGATGAACCCGTATCCTTTGCTGATGGCACTAACGAACTTAGTATAAGAGTTAGTGGGGGTCCTGATGGTCATATAACATTTACCGATAATAATAAAAATTTTACTATATTTGCCAGAGAAAGACAATGAGAGAATATAAATTTTTTCATGGGTTTGACCGTAAAAGAAGAGTTACTTGGATAATTGATGAGGAGGGTTATCGGGATGAGAATCTTTTAGATGACCTAACCGAAGAATTTCAAAGAGTCATTGATGCTGAGATTATTAGTCAAATAACAAGGAGAGTTAATGGGGGTGGTCAAGATAACGCACAGTACTTAAATCATTATATAAATATGGGAGGAGGTAATCGTGCATAGATGTGATTGGCATATGTGGCAACCCGAAGGATGGGAATTCTGTTGGAGATGTGAAGAATTAACTAAAAAAGAAAATTTAAAAAAATATGAGAATAAGTTTCGCGATAACAGTTTGCAACGAGTTGGAGGAAATCAAGAGATTGGTACCATTCATTCTGGAGAACAAGAGACCTCAGGACGAGATAGTGGTTCTTTATGATAATAAGAATGGAAATCCTGAGATATTAGATTTTCTATTACCTTACAACATTAAACCACACGTACAGACTTGGAGAGGTTTCGACTTTGAAGATAACTTTGCTGATTGGAAAAATAAGTTAAGTGATTACTGCGAAGGTGATTACATATTCCAATTAGATGCTGACGAGATGATTAGTAAGTATATGGTGAAAAATATCAATGTAATGATTGGAATGAATCCCGATATTGATTTGATTTTCTTACCGAGAATTAACACCGTTGATGGGTTAACTGAAGAACACGTTCAAAAATGGAATTGGAATGTTAATGAGAAAGGTTATGTAAATCATCCTGACTACCAAGGTAGGATATACAAATCAGGTTTAAAATGGTTTGGTAAGGTTCACGAGAGGATTGTGGGTTTTAGCAAATACTCACTATTACCTGAGGATGATAAGGATTATTCAATCATTCACCATAAGACTATAGATAAACAAGAGAAACAAAACAACTATTATAGCACACTATGAGCAAAATAGAATTTATCATACCAACGTATGAAAGAACAGACCACCTAATGTGTACAATTAATTCAATTGTTTCACAGAGAAGTGACAAATGGAAAATACATGTTGTTGCAGATTGTCCACCTGAGGGTACATTAGACAGAATAATGGATTACTTTAAGGGTGATGAAAGAATTAAGTTTACCATATTACCCGAACGATACAACGACTGGGGACACACCCCAAGAAATTATGGTGTTGAACACGCTACCGAGGATTGGGTGGTTATGACGGGTGAGGACAATTACTACATGCCAGTGTTTGTTGATAACTTTTTATCCGCAGTCACACCAAGAGTTGGGTTTGTTTTTTGTAATATGGTTCACAATTGGACAAATTTTCAGTATTATCATATAGATTCTAAACCTGAGTGGGGTAAAATCGATATTGGTAATTTTATGATTAGAAGAAAAATTGCACAACAAATGAAATTAGACACTCAACACGCACAATCAGATGGGAAATATGTGGAGGAGTTTAAGGTGAGATTTCCTGACGAAAAAATAATAAAGATTGATAAAATATTATACGTACACAATTAATATGCACGTTACCGCAGAACAAAACGCAAGAAGATTCTTTGACACATATGTCAATAATAAAAATGGTGATTTCTTAGAAATCGGTTCCTACTTAAGTAGTTTCAATATACGGTCGTTAGCTCCGAATGGTTCTAACTATGTTGGTGTAGACTTAGGTTCAGGACCCGGTGTTGACATTGTATTAACTGACCCATATAAATTACCATTTGAGGATAACTCATTTGACTTTGTTGTTAGTTCATCTTGTTTTGAACACAGTGAATTCTTTTGGTTAACCTATATGGAAGTTATGAGAGTCTTAAAACCTACGGGATTATTTTACTTGAATGCACCATCAAATGGTGACTTCCATAGATTCCCTGTTGACTGTTGGAGATTCTTCCCTGATAGTGGTAATGCTCTTTCCAATTGGTCAAGACATAATGGTATGAATACCGCTGTGATTGAACAGTATACAAGTGGTCATGGTAATGATATCTGGTCTGATTATGTTTCAATATTCATTAAAGATGTAGATACAATTAGTAACTATCCAAATAGGATTACAACTAACTTTAACGATTATACAAATGGTTCAGTTTACCCACACAACACATTATTAAACAAAAAATCATGGTAGATAAATTATACACGATGCGTGACCAAACTTATACAAAAGGTTTGGAAGATTTAATTGAATATGTTAAACAACACGGAGACACTAAGAAGATGAGCATGATTGAGATTGGTTCTTACGCTGGAGAGTCTACACAAATGTTTGCCAATGAATTTAAATCAGTTATCGCTATTGACCCATTCATTAATGATTATGACCCAAATGATATAACATGCAAGTACATGGAATTAGAGAAGGTTTATGATACATTTAAAGAAGTTGTTGACCGTAATGGTAATATCGAACATATTAGAATGACCTCTGATGATGCCGTAGAATCATTAACGGGTACGTCGGTTGATTTTATATACATTGATGGTTTACACACTTACGAACAAATAAAAAAAGATATAAAGAATTATCTTCCATTACTAAAACCTAACTGTTTAATTGCCGGTCACGATTACCATAGAAATTGGGATGGCGTTGTTAGGGGAATAAATGAAATATTAGGTGTACCTGATGCAACATTCTCAGACACCAGTTGGATTAAACTTATAAAATAATATGTTTTTAAATATAATTACACCTTGTAGTCGTCCCGAAAACTTAAAGACGATAGCTGAAAGTATTAACATACCGAAAGAGAACTATCGTTGGATTATTGTGTTTGATAGATTCACATTACCCGATAAGGAATTAATTCCTGATAATTGTGAAGTATATTTACATAGAGATAAGGAAAGTAAAGCGGGACATTCACAAAGAAACTTCGCACTAAAACTAATAGAAAAGGGTCACGTGTATTCAAACGATGATGATACAATATTACACCCCGAATTATGGGATAATATTAAAGACTTAGATGACGACTTTATCACATTTAGTCAAGAAGACAATAAAGGTAAACTTAGAATTCCAGGTAACGTAGTTGCTGTGGCGAGAGTTGATAGTCACAATTTCATTGTAAAGAACTCAATAATTGGTGATGCTACATTTAATATTAAAAAATATGATGCTGATGGTTATTTTGCTGTCGAGTGTTATAATAAATCAGAAACAAAGAGATGGATAAATAAAGTACTTTCCACGTATAATTATCTAAGATGAACATAACATTTGTATTAGCCGTTTATAATAAGTTGGACCTAACAAAGGATTGTTATAATCACTTACGTTCAATTTATCCAACCGCACCATTGGTTATTAGTAGTGGTGGTTCTTACGATGGAACAAAAGATTGGTTAGATTCTTTAAATGATGAAAACCTATCTTACATTCACGATGATGATAGATTAACATTCTCTGAAACATACAACGCTGGTATCAAATTGGTTGATACTGAGAAGTTAGTTCTTATCCATAACGATATGGTTATCGGTAAACACTTCCTTGAGAACTTAGAAGAGTTACTTACTGAGAACATGTTACTTTCATACACCACGGTTGAACCTCCAATCTTTGCCGGTCATAGAAGAGCCGGTAAGGTGATACTCGATATGGGTTCATCCTTTACCGATTTTAGACACGATTTGTTTGAACAATACGTAGAGGAGAACAAGGATAAGAAAACCCTGTACGAGGGAGCTGTGTTCTTTATGTGTGGTTATAAGAAGATGTTTGATGAGGTCGGTGGATTCGATGGGTTTAGTTTTGCACCTGCGTTCTGTGAGGATGATGATTTTCTCATCCGTGCGAAACTAAAAGGGTATGAATTAAAAACTACAGAATGTGCAATCACTTACCATTTTGTTTCGCAGACGTCAAGATTTAGTAGAGACTACAAAGACAACCGAACATTTATTGAGATGTGTTCCAATAGAAACTTCGTAAGAAAGTGGGGTATTCCCATTTCATCATTCAATGAGTTACGTTATTGGGAAGATAAAGATTTCAAGTTCAAGACATTCTCAATGGGTTTAACCACTCGTAACAAACAAAGACTTCATGAGATTGAACCGTTCTTTGATAAGATTGACTTAGGGGAGATTCCGACTGAGTATATTACCAAAGAACAAATGAACACTCGTTATGATTTGCGGTCAAAGTTTACATTAACCGATAACGTTGATGTGATGATTTATGAGAAAGGTCCATTTACAAATGAGGATATATATCTTTTATATACTCTTAGGGTTTCGATACCGTATTATGAACCGGGTGAATATGAGGTTGGTAATATGAAGATAGAAATAAGAAGGGGTCTTAATTAGACCCCTTTTTTATTAATTTGTAAATAATTTTATAATCATCGGTTGTGTTTCCGATATCTTTTAAATCCTCTTTTGTCATATCAGGATATTCTACCTCTTTTTCATTACCATTTAAAAATGTGGCATACTCTTTTTCAAATTCTACAAATTTTGGGTTTATTATTCTATTCGTAACATTACCCTGCTCATCTTTTATTTCAATAAATGTACTAACAAAGAAACCACCATCTTCGGTTTTTTCACCATACTTTAAAATTAAATCGTCTTTGACACTGTCAATTTTTTTCTTTTCTTTTGAAAGAAATTCACTTGTATCCATCCATTCATATTTTAACATGGCGTTAATATTCTGTTTTAAAAATCCGCGGTAAATTTGTTTACCTGTTTCTTGATTTGTTAAACCATTTAACTCACTCTCGAATTGTAGGATTTCTCCCAATTTTAAATTAATTTTTCCCATGTGTTTTTACCTATCTTTAAAAAAGATAAATATTTTTTTTTAATTTGTCAATAATAATTTAATTAAAGATTATTATCTAATGTATCCTGATATTGTTGAATTATTTCCTCGGTCCAAACCGCGTTTGCTATCGCTTGTACTTTTGGGTCTTCGTTGGTAACATCGTCACCGGGTGCCACCACGTGTCTATGATATGAACGTGATATTTCTGTTCCATCTCTTTCGATTATTGTCGCAGTACGAACTTGTATATGGTTTGTTTCCAAAAGTTCTATTTGGTCCACTTTTATTGTTTCTGTTATTGTCATTGTTTTATTTTTTATAAATTAATTATTACAATATAAAATATGTCATGGTAAATCCGTAAATTATACCTGAACTTGCCACTGTTGGTTGGTGTGAATATCCAGCACCATTTGAATTAAGTTGGATTATATAAATGTATGATGTGGTTGGGTCATTTACTAATACCCACATACCATATCCCGAAGTATAGTTGATACCGCTACTAACCGCACCAATAGAACCTGCTGACCTAACACCTGAACTTGCAAAAGGTAATCCAAAAATGGCTAAGTTACCAGTAAAGGGCCCACCACCACTCCAATTCAAATTACCATTTACGGTTACTTGATTACCAACTCTCACATATCTACCACTATTAATACCACTTGCGGTATAGCTACCACCACTTGTACCACCTAAAATTGGTGTCCATGAACCCTCCTCATAATAGTTTAAAGCATTGGCGGCACCTGTATTTCCTTGAAATTGTATACCTCCTGTGCCTGATAACATTCTAAAATAACCATCGGTAGATATTAACGCTCTTTCTGTACCACTTGTTGAATCTAAAGTTGCGTTAGTATTGAATCTCCAACCACCGGTGTCATATCTAATTGTACCTGTTATACTACCGTTTCGTGCAACTAATCTAGATGAGACCCCACTATTAGTTGTATCTTGGTCCAATAATATACCTGTTGCTCCTGCTGATTGTACTGTAAGTTTAGCGGGGGGGTTTGTTACACCAATACCCACATTTCCATCGGTAGTTCTAATACATAGTGCCTTACCATCGGTAGGGTTAGGTGACATTGACATATATGCAATATCGTATGTTCCTAACATACTACCAAAATACGCAGGATATGACGAATTACCAACCTTTATATGGACATATTCGTTTATTTGGTCAACGTTTCTTTGAAAACGGGCAACTTCACCGCTAGATGTTGTGGTATCTAAAACTTCAAGTTTAACATTTGGTGAGGTTGTGCCAATTCCAACATAATTGTTGGAGGGCATTCTCATAATGGTGGTTCCATTATTTTTAAAATGGAAACCCTCAGCGTTTGTATTATCTAATGTAAAACCATTAGCAGCTAATGAACCCGCATCATATATTTTAGTATAGATACCGTTATCGGCTCTATAAAATCTAAGTTCATTACCACTTTTAATAGATGAAGCGGAACCATCAATTGATACACTACCCGCAACTCTTAATGAGCCGGTAAAATCGTGATAATCGTCTGAACTATCACCAAATTTATGTGAACCCGATGCGAATGATTCTGTAATATATGATACCGATGAACTGATAATATATTGTTGTGCAATTAAATTACCCGTAACCGATAAACTACCATTAACTGTTTGGTTACCGTTAAATGTGTTTGAACCTGTTGTTGAGTATCCAAGACCACTAATTTGTGAACTACCACTTACAATGCCTGAAGGTATACCACTTAATCCACTATAAGTAATTTGAGAACTACCCGATACTAATGGTGTTGTTGTCGAAACAATACTACCTGTCACGGTTAATCCATCACCCAATTGAATGTTGTTTCCGTCAGATGATACAATTTTAAAACCTGAGTAGATGGTAGTTGTACCTTTTAAAGCAATAATACCATTTGTTGGGTCCATTATTACATCACCACCGCCCGAAGTGGCAAGTGTGATATTACCATCATTACTTTGTAATGTGATTGTGTCTGAACCCGCTTCTAATATTTTAAATGATTGACCAGTGTCGGTTGTAATTTGGAGTTCTTGAGTTGTGCTACCCAAGACTTTAGTGCCATCGATATAAAGTGATGCTGAAGATAAATAAAGGTGTCTGAATTCGTGTGTTGGGTCTCCTAAATCATATACACCATTCACAGATGGTATTAATGAACCACTAAATGTTTGGTCACCCTTAAATAGGTTTGAACCTGTGGTTGAATAACCCAAGTTAGTCAATTGACTTGACCCTGTTAGTAATGTTGTTGTGTTGGATGAGATTGAACCCGTGGCCACAACCTGACCTGATGCACGTATACTACCAAATTTCATATATTATATTATCTTATAATATAAATACTTGGTAAACCGATACCTAACCTTCTAAACTAATAAATTTTAAGTTTAAACTAAATGTAATGGCATCTTCCTCAGTATCAAATGATTCTGTGGGCATCACAACATTATTCTGTGAATACGTTACATACCACATTTCGTTTTCTTGATAAATTTCAATACCTTCTATATTTGTCATATGATTAATTTAAATTATCCACAACGGGAATTGGTGTTGGGTCCCAACGTAAGTTATCTTCATTCCACACATAAATGTAGTTAGGGTCGTTTGGTATATCTATGGGTGCCACCCATTGACCCAACGATTGGTCTAAAACCCATGAATCATATATTTTTGGGGGTAAAAACATATCCAATTCTTCGTTGTATGAATAACCAATACCCGCATAATTTTTTCTTATTTTTCTATTGTAAGATGTTTGTATCCATCTACCACCTAAACCTAAGTCGTTAGCCAAAAACTCTTGACCTCTTAATTCTTCTTCATTAGGAACAACCAATACTCTTGTTACTATGTTGTTAGAATCTATCTCTGCAAAATGTGCCATCTTATTTATATTTATATCTTACAATTACAATACCTGAACCTCCGTCACCACCTTTATTAGTTGCATTATAGTGAGCACCTCCACCACCACCCCCACCGGTATTCGTTGCCCCGTTTCCACCTGGTGTGTTTGCCCATGAACAACAAGCTCCACCACCACCAGCAGAACCCCAAGCAATACCACCCGTTCCACCGGGAGCCGTACCTAACGCACCTCCACCACCCCCACCGGCACCACCATAACCGCCTGTCGATAGTGAATAACTTGCACCTCCACCACCTCCACCAAAATAAAATGGTCTACCTAATATTGTTGTTAATTTACCAATACCACCATCAGGTCTATTGTTTCCGTCGGCACCAGCGGCACCTGCACCACCTCCACCTCCTGAATAGTACGCATTACCTTGGTAACCACCTCTAAATCCTTGTCCCGAAACACCCGTACCTGAACCATACGTTCCAGGCGCCACCCCATCGTTATTATAACCCGCAGAACCTCCACCACTACCACCGTTACCTCCTTGATGTATTCCTAATCCTTGTGTGTTGTATGAAACACCACCCCAACCTCCGCCATATGCGGTGAATCCAAAAGCCGAGGAGTTTCCTCCCACAGTTCCCGCAACCGTTGGGTGTCCGCCAGTTGTACCTGCAGGTGCTCCGGCACCCGCACCACCGACAGTAATTGTATATCCACCACTACCTAAGACAGTTGTACCCGTAAGGACACCGCCACCACCTCCACCACCACCCATGTTAGTTCCTCCACCACCACCACCACCTACGATGATGTATTCAACAGTAACCGAATCTCCCTGATATACTCCAATTCCAAATGTACCTGAACTATTAAAACGATGTATTCGCCATTCACCCACTTCAGTAATTACACCTCCCGACCCAGTTATTTTTTGAGTTTTGAATAACGCACCTTCAGTCGTTACTGTGGCCACATCAATTCTATTTTGACTATTTTGGTTTATCAATGCCATTACTGTTGGTTGTGTACCATCACACAAATCAATTCTCGGGTTCCAAAATTGTAATCTTGTTGTACTATCACCGCAATAGTAATGATAAGTCCTATGAAGTGTACTATCTGAAGAGGCTCCCCATTTCAAGTCACCACCACTAATGTTACATTGATTAATACCACCTACCTTAGTTCCACCGGCGGCAGTTGTCCAAAATCCAGTATCGGGATGTGCGTTAGTACTTGTATATGAGTTGGGGAAAATGTGGCCAACAACCAAATACCATTGATTTTGTGTTAAAGAACCCGTACCACCACAGTGCCAATACGGATTACACATTGCCGAACTTGTCCCTAAAGCGTAAGGGCATTCCGAACCCCCGCCCGTCCCTAAATAAAAAGTACCACCGCCAGTTGAACTAGTTCTCCTTACCCAAACTGAAAATCTATACAGTTTGGTTCTATCTATAGATATTGAATCACTATTCCACCCACCGTCGGCTCCTCCATCACCTGACGCTCTAGTTTCCCAAACAACGGATTGAACACCGAATGGGTTATAATCAATTACTCTTTCATTCTCTCCCGTGTTACCATTTTGACCATAACCCGAAAACCCACCTGAACCTGTTGTCCAAGTTAAGCTATCAACAGCTAAAAGTCCTTTTTTGCTAAAATAAGTTGGCATATTATTATATGTTAAATTCCAAATCTATCTCTATCATTATTAAAATTTTGTAACATTTCTGTGGTGGTTAATATTCTATTATAAATTTGTACTATTGCAATTTCACCCATAATCCAAGGATATGAGGTTAAATTTGGTTCATTACCAATTGTTAACGTTGATACGGGATTTGTTAATGTTCCCGCATTTGAGTTTGTTGCACCGTATTGGTGCCATCCAGCATTTGGCATGTAAAAAGATGCATTGGAGTAATTTACCCCGTCCACATACAAAGTGGAACCACATTCTTGTGCCCAATATCCGCTAGGGTTTTGGTATAAGTCTATGTAATTATCACCATCACCATGACCAATTAATTTTCTCCAAGCACCTGTACCACCCGTACTTTTCGCCCAAACTAAAACAGTGTAACCTGAACCTCCTTGTGATGTTTTAAGATTTGTTAATGATGAACTATTAGATACTTGTATTCCTTGGTTAGTTGCATTCATAACAACCGAACCACCGTTTGTGTTGGAAACGAATGGTGTACCATTTTGTATTGTACCATCATTAGCGTAACCACTCATATCTTTCCATTGAGTGTTACAATTAGTACAACCAGGATTAGATGAATAATATTGACACCCATACCCACAGTCATAATAATTGGTGGTATTTTTATACGATGCGTCATTACCGGCGTCTAACCATAACCTCAAACCATCGGTTATCGTGTTTGGTGTATTTTGCGATTCACCAACGTAATTAAACTTTCCCGATATTGTATTCCCACCAATTATAATTCCCATAAATTTTTATAAACCTACTCTACCTCTATTTGCTTGAAAATTTTCAGCAACTTCATATGGGTGTAACGCCCTATTATAAACTCTTATTAAATATAAATGACCTGAGAACGGTTCTGCCGTTCCATTAACGTCGGTACCGATTCTATATAATTGACTATTACTAACCGACGCAGTTAACATTGCCGAGTTAGAAACCGCACCATTTATG